AGCCAATACAGAACGTATTTCAACTAATGTCCGGGCGTATTTCCGGGCAATTTCTCGTTCGCCTTTACTGACCAACTGACCAATGCGGCGGTTAATCTTTTTCATTAAATCTTCAAAAGACATTTACTCCACCGCCTTAATTATTAGCGCCGTCTTTATTTTTATCCAAGTTATCATTTAATGCCGGATCATCTAAATTAATCATATCTTCTTTTTCTTGTGCTATAAGATCCATTTCCTCGTCAACATCTTTAATAAATGACAATGTTCCTAATACTGTCCTTTGTGATACTCCGGCACCTCTTAAAGATGTAGCTGCGTTTGCTTCATCCACGATATTAACAGGAATGTTTCGAGTATAAACAATGTCTAGCTTTGTAAAATCAAATGCAATACCCTTTTTACTCCAAGCGGATCCCAAAACCTTAAACATATGTTGTAATGCGCTTTCGTGTTTTCGTTCAAAATACTTTGCTTTGGTTTCTAACGCAAATAGTTTATAACGCATCGCCGGGCCTGTAATGTCTGAACCAAATGCCGCGTCTGTAAAGTTAACGTGTTTGGCAAAACGTGTAATGTTGGCCTCTAATCGGTTTAAATGGCTGTCAATGTATGCCGGGTTTAAATCCTTCACTAGCCATCCAACATCGCCCTCTGAATCCGGTAAATACAAAGCGCCTGTTTTAATCATCGCTTCAATTTCAGTATCATCCGGTTGATACCCGATAAACTTCATATATGCCGCTCTAAATTGCTCGATCTCATTGTTCATATCAGATAATGAACGATCAAATGCGTCGATTAGAGTAATGACTTTGTCCGCATCCCCTAATAATTCTGCATTGTTAGGAACACCAAACACCGGGCAATAATCAAACATATGCGGTTTTTTCTCCACTTCCGCCAATGCAGCAGCACTAAAAGAACCACCTTCATAAACGGTTTTATAGGTACCGTCATAAAACTCAACCCTTTTTTTCTCGTCCCATGTTTCGTAATATAATAAGCCGTACTCCGGTTCCATCATGTTAGTTTTAGATATTACGATTGTTTCCCACGGATCAACCCTCATAACGCGTTCCTGGGCCTCTTTATCAATAAAGCAGATAGCAGTATCAAATCCACAAATAGCGGCAAATTTACTCATTTCTGCGTTAAAGTCATCAAAGTTATTTACTTTTTCAAACCTTTGTATTAATTCGTCCACTGATTTATATTCTGCTGCCTTTTTTTCATAGTTGACCGTAACGGGAACGCCAAACATATACCCCGTTTTAGTGTCCACTATCTCCGCTAAGTAATCATTAGCCAACTTGTTATTAATCTTTTTAGCTGCTGCCCCTGTAAATTCCCTCGTTAAAATCGGCGTTGCCTCTTTAGCTTGCTTATATCGCCCATACTTTAACATTAAATCCGCTTTCGTACTCTCATAATCTGAAATAATATCAGATATGATTTTTGTATTGATCCCTTGTGAATCAATCATTTCCGCGTACTTGTAAGAATTAAAATCCATTCCATAACCCCCTCTTATTCTTCTTTTTCTTCTCCCGCTTCACTTTCAAGTTTTCCGCAATCCGGGCAAAATCTTTCGTCACAACATGGACATTTTACAAACCACGTTACACAATCCGGACAATCGCGCATTCCCTAACCCCCTTAGTAAATAACTTTAAATAACGTAAATATAATTATCCCTATAGTTGCAAATGTTAATAATAAAGGTAACACAAAATGAGTTATAGCCATTTGAGTCCACGGATCATCAATCCCTATATTGTCTAATGTTCTTTGCCACAATCGGAATGCTTTTCTTTTCATGTTAACCCCCTTAATAAATGCTTCTAACAGCTTTGATTTTCTTACTCCTTCTCTTTTCCTCAATGAAATACCTTAACGCTGCCATTGCATCGTCCATAAAGTCTAATGGTTCATCAATGTAAAGGCCGGTTTGCTTGTCCTTTTTCCATTTCCATTGTTGTATTTCCTTTATGGTATTAGTACACGATGGATGGATATATATTTTAACGCCCTTTAGATAATCAATTTGGGCCTTGACGCTGTTTGGCTCTTTCTTAACCGGCGTTGCGCGATACCCGGCCTTTTTCCACATCTTAATGCGGTCCGGTTCCGCCGAATCGCAGTACATTGTGATTCGTTTGTTAAATTGCCCTTCCGCCCTCTCAATAATCTCCGTTGTGTCCATTTCGTGGACGTATAACTCCCGGCAAATGTATATGTCCCCATCCTTCCAACCCCCTTCTAAAATGGCATTAGCATGGTTAAAACCAAAGTCTTGCGCGCTGTTCATGGAATCAAATCTATCCGGCGATGTGTCAAACTCTTTAATTTCATAGTTGGTTAGGATTAACCCACCTAATTCGCCCCAATTGCCTAAACCGTATACTTGATACCCTTCCGGATCTTGGTCTTTTCTTCGCATCATCCGGCGATGGTAAGCCTCGTCAATGAATCTATTTGTTAGATAGGTTGAATGATGGGCCAATATATCTTCGTCTTGATAATCAAAGAATTTCCGCTTTATCCAATGTGTCGCGCTTACCGGGTTGAATGAAATTGTAATTTGATAATAAAGATTAGGGTTATTCAATTCACCCCTTAAACGGTCATCCAATATGTCCAAATCACTTTCCATTAATTCCGTTGCCTCTTCACACCATATCCAGGTAAGTTTACCATTCGGGAACGTGATTGACTTTAATTTTTCTCTGTCCTTTTCATGCTGCACACCCCGGAAAATAACGGCATTCCCGGTAATTTTACATTGCATCCTCATGTTTGATTCTGTAACGGTCCAATAATGATTCCATTTTGCGCCGTAAATCCTTTGTATAGCGCCGAATAATTCAGAAAAGGTACTATTCCTATTCGTTACATCAATCTTACGCACACAAAGCAAATTAGCGCCCTTATAACGCGGATCAGATAGCTTAATAATGTAATCTTGGGCAATGTTAACACTCTTACCACTTCCGGCGGATCCTTTTAAAACGCGATAACGTTTCCTTGTTAAATTAACAGGTTTGAATACCTTGTTAAACCCTACTTTAACCGCGTTCATTCTTCATCTTCTCCATAGTCAATTTGAATGTTAACAGATAAATCCCCTTCAACTTCTTTTTTATCAACCCACATTGCGTAACGTTTGCCCAATAACTCCGCAGCTTTTAACCTGTCTTTTGGGTTTGCTTCATCCAATCGCCTTAACTCCTGGAAACCATTTCCCGCTAACAATGGCACCTGTTCGCATACTTCCCCGCGCAAAACAGATGTTAAAAAAGATAGTATTTCGTCTTGATCCGCAATCGTCTTTTTATCTTTTTCTGCCATCAATTCCGACATATATTGTTGAATTTCAACTTTTTTCAACAATCGCTGTCCAATCGAATAAGCCGTTTTCTCACTGTAACCACTTCGAACCGCCGCCGCAGTTGCATTTAAATCAATTATATATTCCTCAACAAACCGTTTTTGTCTTTCGTTCAATCCCGCCATAATAAAACCCCCTTCCCTTTGATTATACCAACCTATTAAAAAAGACGAAATGCTTTACGCACTCCGCCTTTCATTCGTCATTCGGTAGTACGCACACCCCAATTATTTTAGTGGTAATTGGTCCACGGGTTTTCCTTAAAAAAGGGAATCACTTCCCCCAATCGTTAACTAAATTATACACGTTATGTCATTTTCAGACAATTAATATTCATGAATAAAATAAACAAACATCGCCGCCGCTAGAATAAACTGTATAATACTTATCCTTAAAAATCTTTTGCCTTTACCACGTTTATACATACTAAAATTTAATCCACTATCAATAACCCATAACAGTGATAATATAATAAAAGCATATTTCACGTTTACCCCTCATTTCTTAAACCTCTAATTTACCATCATTATGATGTTTAGGCGTGTAAACCTCCACCAACTTTTTATCTAGCATTTCTTCGCCTACATTACTGCTGCTTTCATACACATCCGCTAATAACCGATGATAAACATCATTCGCGATAATCTCCAAACTAATTTCCTTGCCCTCTAATCGTTCTTTTAACCATTCCTTCGTTACCATTCCCAAAGGCTTTTCTACTCCCTTTGTCTCCGGTGCGTCAATCTTAGAAAAACGGATCTTTACCGCTACTTCCAAAGTATCGCCATCAATCACCCTTAAAACTTTTGCATCTGTTTTAACCTTCCCCATACTAACACCCCTTTTCATATTATCTTAATATAATTAGGGTGTTAGCGGGTTTTTGTGTCGCTTTGTGTTCGTAGGATGAACTTACTTCTTCCTTAAATCAATGTAATGAGTGTAGTTGTGGCTTACTGTTGGTTGATAAAAACACCAATTCTTCATTGTTTTCACTCCTTCGCACTTTTCATCAAATGCGCCCTACTCCGCAACCTCCACCGGTTCCGGCATTTTAAAATACTTCCATCCTTCTTCCTTCTCCACCTTCTCGAAATCCATTTCCCCTAAAATCTCATGTTTTACGTTCTCCGGCTTATCAAATCGACGTTGCTTAATCTTCTTAAAAACATTTTCCCATTCTTCCCCTGTTAATTTCGGGTTTACCTCTTGCATAAATTTTTCTAGTTGTTGTCTGTATTCCATTTTCAGTCCTCCACCATTTCATAAGTTTTTTCAAAAATATCCGGTTTGCAAGGGTAAAATTCGCCATGAACGCCCTTGACGATATAATCATAAGGTGAAATTTTCATTTTTCCTTCTAACGTAACAATGAAAAATTCCCGCGTTTCCATATCAACGTGAAAATGTTCGTGCCCTCCTACAAAATCGAATATCTCTTGCGCGTCCAAATGTCTACCTACGTTTAATGCCTCAATAACAACCGGTCTTTTTCTATATTTCATTTCAATGCCCCCTATGCGCAAATTTTAAAACGTTCCTTTGCTGCTGCTCCGCTGCATCCTTAAACCCTCTTTTATAGCCTTCTGCATCCCCCATCGAATACCCGTGATTAAATCCACTTTGATATGTTTTTGCGTATTCTTCGCGTTTTTTCTCCCTTGCTACTTTTCCCATTTTCTTTTTTCTTTGCTTGTCCATAGCTTAAACCCCCAATTTGGTTAACTGTAAATTCAATACCTGGATCAAAGCTGTAAACCTTCACTGTATGAACGGCAACAATTCTGTTATCGTCCACCCACAACAAACCGTTTAGCGCATCAAATAACCCCTTTATCAAGTTGTCAACATCCGGCTTAGTTGTACAGTATTTATCAACCGATTCCCACTTTTTTTCTTTGGGCCAAGATGTCGGAATTGGCATATTAAATAAAATCGTAACTTCTATTGCACCATCAATCGGCTTATATTCGCCGTTCAATTGACTTAAAACCTCTGAATATATAACACTCTTATAATTTAAATATCGTTTGGCGTTGTCCTTTATGTACTTGCCGCGTTGCGTCATTCGGACCGCCCCTAAAGGTTTAATATTTTTTATTTCAAACCGCATCTATCTAGCAACCCCTCAACCCGCTTTTCTAGTGTTCTTTGCATTGGAT